TGATTACGCTTGTCCATTACTTACTAAATTTAACAGTTCTGATAACCTTGATAGATTTCAAGTAATGATGAACCATTACAGCACACTCTATGAAAAAGAACTTACTGATGTAATGAGAGATGGAGTTGAATATGATGATGACTCCTCTGGAACAATAACTACATCTGAGAAAGAACCTTATCATAGACTTAGATTGATAAGATGAAGATTACCCCTAAGATTGATGATCGTAGATTACAAAACAAACTCAAAAAACAGTTAAGAGAACAACCAAGACAAATAAAGAAGGCTTTGGGTAGAACTGCTGAATTTCTATTGGGTTTGATAAAGAGTAGAACTTTAAAAGGTTCAGATGCAGACGGAAGAAGTTTTAGACCTTATAAACCTGAGTACAAAGCATTTAGGAGAAAAAAGGGCAGACAAGTGTCTAAAGTTGATCTAAACTTCTCCGGACAGATGTTATCCAATATGACTCAAAAATCAGACTCCACTAAAGCTATATTGTTTTTTGCTAATAAGTTTCAAGCAATGAAGGCTGTAGGCAATCAAAAGAAACGAGTTTTCTTTGCTGTAGGTGATAGAGAAAGCAAGACATTAATCAATTTTTTTGCTAAAGAGTTTAAAAAGGTAAGTGATTTAATATGAGCAAAAGAGAATCTATAGCAGACAATATCATAACTGTACTTACAGCAGTTAGTAGTCCTATTACTATTAAGAAAATTACTAGAGAACCCTTCTCAGTAGATGAATTATCAGAGCAACAATATCCAGCAGTTTTTGTTCAATCAGGAAACGAAATACGATCAGATGAAACCATGACTTCTACAAGTGTTACAAGACAAGCATCTGCTGATTTTGTAATAGTTGGATTTGTCAAAGGTACAGATGCAAACATAGATACAAAACGAAATGAACTTATTGAAGTCATTGAATCTAATTTAGAATCTGATAGAACAAGAAACGGATATGCAAAGAGAACTGAGATTGTAGAAGTTTCTACAGACGAGGGAACTTTATATCCAATCGGTGGAATCAGAATAGTTGTTAGAGTAATCTATCAATATATTGCTGGTACACCTTAACAACTAACAAAAGGAAACCTAATGGCGACACACACAGGCTCAGAAGGTACAATCAAAGTTGGAACAGATGTAGTTGGAGAACTAAGATCATTCTCATTAGAAAGTACTGCTGAAACTATTGAAGATACTTCAATGGGAGATGCAAACAGATCATACAAGGTAGGGCTTAAAGCCTTTACTGGTACTGCTTCTGTATTTTTTGACGAAACCGATTCTGGACAAATACTTTTAGTAGCTGGTGCAGAAGTAACTTTAAATATGTACCCTGAAGGTGCAACATCTGGAGATACTTATTACACCGGTGCTGGTATCGTTACTGGAAGAACAATCAATTCATCTTTTGATGGAATGGTAGAAATGGAAATTTCATTTCAAGGTAATGGTGCATTAACAGAAGCAACAGTATCATAATAAGGAAGAAATAAAACATGAGTGTAATAGATAGAGTTAAAGAACATTTTGAATCACAAGGGGTAAAAACAATTAATGTTGCCGAGTGGGGCGAGGAAGGACAACCTCTAGTGATTTATTGTAGTCCATTTACTATGGCAGAAAAAAGAAATTTATTTAAAGGTGCTAAGTCAGATGACTTGGGAGTTTTAGTAGATGCTGTTATGTTAAAGGCAAAAGATAAAGATGGTAATAAGATATTTAAGTTAGATGATAAACAATCTTTACTTAATAAAGCTGATCCCGATGTTATAGCAAGGGTATCAACTGAGATGTTAAATACCACTTCACTAGAGGACGCAGAAAAAAAGTAAGGTACGATCAAGAGTTGTATGCCATACTTACTCTTGGGGAAAGATTAAAAAAAAGTATGGTAGAAATTTTGGCTATGACAGAAGAAGAATTTTTCTACTGGATAGCTTACTACAAAGTGAAGGCAGATAAGGAAAAGTTACATGGCACAAGAACGGCTCCAAATTCGCCTAGACGCAGTTGATAATACCAAGAAAGCATTTAACAGCTTACAAGGTAATACTCAATCTGCGAAGAACGCATTATTTAATTTAAAGAATGTACTCATTGGACTTGGTGGTGGTCTTGCTCTTAGATCAATAATTAATGTTGGAAAACAAATTGAAGGTCTTGGTGTAAGATTCAAATTTTTATTTGGTTCTCTGCAAGAAGGAAATAAAGCATTTACCGAACTAACTAATTTTGCCGCCAAAGTTCCATTTTCTCTTGAAGAAATATCAGCCGCATCAGGTAATCTAGCTGTTGTATCTAAAGACGCTAAACAACTTGCAAAAATATTAGAAATCACAGGTAATGTTGCGGCAGTTACAGGATTAGATTTTCAAACTACAGCTTCACAAATTCAAAGAGCATTTTCTGGTGGTTTAGCGGCGGCAGATGTATTTAGAGAAAAAGGAGTTAGAAAATTACTAGAATTTAGTGATGGTGCTTCTGCTTCAGCAGATGAAACGGCTAAAAGATTTGAAGAAGTATTTGGTAAGGGTGGAAGATTTGGAGAAGCAACTTCAGAACTTGCAAAAACTTTTGAAGGTACTTTGTCCATGCTTGGGGATAAATTATTTAAGTTTAAAAGCACTATTGTTAAAGCTGGTTTTTTTGACACTCTTAAAAAAGAGTTTGGGGACTTAAATAAATTTGCAGAAAAACACGCAGAAGCATTAGATGAAATAGCCGTAACTATAGGAACTGTTTTAGCAGAAGCTATTGTGGGTTTGTCTGAAGCATTAAAAGTTTTAGTAAAATATTCCTCAGAGTTGGTAGAAGTTTTTAAAGTAATAATTGCGTATAAACTTGCGGCTATGTTTCTTCGCTGGGGTTACGCATTAATTCCAGTGGTTACAGGATTAACAACTATTGCCGCTTTATCAGGTGTAGGACTTGCTTTGGTAGCGGCGGCGGCGGCGGCTGGAACTGCCGCTTACTTCCTTTTAGGACAACAAATAGATGCGATAAAGAAAAAAGCAGAAGAAGCCAACCATGCTTTTAAAAATTTAGATTTTGAACATGAATTAAGTATAAAAGTTGATAACTTTGAAGAAGTATTTATTCTTATAGATGAATTTGAACACGAATTATCCGTAAGGATTCCAAGTGCTATTGAAAAAATATCAGCTTCTTTTAACGACCTTATAATAAAAGATTTAGAGAATATGCAATTACAATTAAGTAATATTGAAGTAATTATTGCACAAGGATTGTATGACGGCATTAAAGCTATGTCCTCTGCTATTGCAGAAAGTATTATTCTTGGAAAATCTCTTGGAGATGCTTTTAGAAACTTTGTTCAAAGGGCTATCATTGGTGCTTTGGCGGCTTTAATACAATATCTAGCAACCAAACTTCTTATTTGGGCTTTAGAGCAATTATTTCCCAATCTACTTAAAAATCAAATTGATTTGGAACAGCAAAAATTACAAATAATGAAAAAACAAACAGCAGAACTAACAAAGCAAATGGCAATTAAAGCAATCCTTATGTTCATGGGTGGATTTGCAGAAGGTGGTAGAGTAAATGGTAGTAGAGCAGAAGGTGGTAAAGTAAATGGATATAGAGCAACAGGTGGGCAGACATCAAACGGAAATGCTTACATCGTAGGAGAACGAGGTAGAGAGTTATTCATACCTTCTACTGACGGACAGATTGTACCTAATGAAAAAATGGGTGGTATGGGTGCAACTAATGTTACTTTTAATGTTAGTGCAACAGATGTTAAAGGAGTACAGGCTTTATTGATTGACAATAGAGCAACAATAACAAATATAATTAATTCAGCATTAAACCAAAAAGGCAAACCAGCATTAATATAATATGAGTGGACAATTTCCTACATCACCAGTTGCAAAGAATTCAAGTGTCAGATCAAGACAAAGAACTATTATATCTGAAACAGTTTCAGGAAGAAAACAAGCAAGACAAATAGACGGACAGAAGTTCTCTATTACTTTACAATTTCCACCTCTTACTAGAGCAGATTTTGCACCGATACAGGCTTTCATAATGAAACAAAGATCAAGACTGGAAAACTTTACTGTTATCCCACCTATTATTTCTAATGCACAAGGTTCAGCTTCAACTGTGATTTCTACTAATGCTTCTATAACTGCTGGTGCGATTACTGGCACAGTAGATGGTATGACAATATCAACTAACGGAATATTAAAAGCTGGAGATTACTTTAGATTCACAGG